TATATTAATAAAGATTTAAATTCTGACTCTCCATACAGTATTTCAATTGGATTGCCTTCATCAATAAGGTGTATCTATGTAATACTTCGGATCAGTCTTGATTAATAATGCCTTTCAGTCTTTAGGATCTGTTATGATTGTCTTTATTAATTCAAAAAAGCTTCATAGAACATATTTCCTTGAGTAAGTTGCCTTACTTGTCCTATCATATTGCCATGAGGTATTTGTTGTTTGTCTTCCTGATTTCCAAATTGTCATAAAAAAACACCATGAATTAAATTTCAATGGTGTTTATAATCAGAAATGTCTTTTTGGTTATTTTTTATCAGATTTTGATTATATCTATAACTGATTTAAGCTCTTGTACATAAGCAGATGCAGCACTTCAAGCATATCTTTTAGCAGTAGTAAAGCAGTAAACAACTTCTTCTCATTCTTCTATTACTGCATATCAAGTTGTACTTAAAGGAGAAGCTCTTCAGATAACTACATTACAAGATGTATCATAAATAATAGCATAATCAAACATTTCTCATTGTTCAGCATAATTAGCTCAATGCACCAACATAGCAGTATGTCTTCATTCATTACTTGCTGATGTCTCCATTCAATATTCTCTATAACTGAATAAGTAAATTCAAGCTTCTAGGAATTTTATTCTCTTATCATTTAATTCACAGAATCCACCATCTCAAGAGATACTCATAGTTCAGTTAGGAATACGATTATAATCTCAGTTAGCAGATACAGATCATCAAGTTAGTTTTACTTGCATAGTTCTCACTTTTACTCATCATCAGCTACCTCATCATTCTGAATTCCTTTCATTTATTCACTTCTTTTTTCTTACTTTAAATCATTCATGATCTCTAGGTCGTTGATAATCAGAGAATAATTGCTCATCTACATTATTATATTGATTTCAGAATGAACCTTGATTGTTTATCATCTATCCCTTTGATTAGATACTAAATTAATGCTGAATACCTCAGGAGTATAGTTTTGTGTTCAGTATCATTTCACCATCACCTGTAAGCTATGAGTTCTAGGTAAATCTAATTTATTGTTTATATTTGTTATTCTTTCAAACTTCTCAGTATATCATTCAGCTGAAAATGAAATAAGCTTCCTAAAATGATTGAATGAAGTAAATGTTAATGATGTTCATCATTCATAGCTTATTTTATTTGTTGTGTTTATCTGAATTGGTAAATCTCATACTAATTCAAATGTATATTGATGTCCATTCTGTTCAATGAACTTAAAATAATATTCTCATTCAAATCAGTCTACTGTATATTGGATAATATTTCATTGATCATCTTTCTGTGAGATTTCTCTATTAGTTGTACAGATAAATGTCCAAAAATGATAATGATTAGCGCATATCCAATATTCTATACTACAATTAGAACTTGGTAAGATAAATGATGTATGTAGATCATAAATCTCTTTTTCTATGAAATGATTTCAGACTATCATTGGTAAAACTACCTCAAATTCTTGCTTATAATTCTTTATTGCTTTATCTCATAGATATTCTCTAAAGTAGTAAGTATTTCAGATTTTAGTTGATAATGATAGAGATTCCTCTGCTAGAGTAAATCATTCTATTGTCTCTCAGCTTTCTCCTTCATAGATTACTGCTAATCCTTTTCATCAATATGTATTTCAATACATAAATACTCTTCAATCATCTGTACCTATTAGGATATTATCTCTCCACATTTCAATAAGATTAAATCTGAATAATTCAGACTTTTCTATATAATTCCTTTCATATCTTATCTCCTTTCATGAAATAATCTTTACTAATTCAGATCCATTATAAGCATATAATCAGCTTATTCATCTATCATCTGCTATGATATAGATTAAATCATTATATCTTACTGCTCCTATAAATTTTATTCATGGATAAGTTGTTGTTATAGCATTCTCTCATGTAGGATCATCTACACTAGCTTTAGATATTACTCAGAATCCTCTTTTATTTCAGAATCTATATATTACTTCATCAGTAACTACCATATCAGCAAACTCTTCTCCACTTCTCCATGGTAACTCAGATTCTTCTACAAAATTATATCTTCATTCTACAGGTTCAAACATATATACAAGAGCTGTATATACATTACTTATTACATATGCTTCCTCTTTAGAATATTGCTCTTTAACTTTCCTTTGAAGATAAGGAGGTAAGAAAGCTGTATAACTTCTTGCATAAAAATCTGATGGTACATCAAATTCCAATGTTCAATTAAAGCTCATCTCAGTTCCTCAATCATCTTCTTTTACATTGTTTAGTTTTACATGAAGAGAGCATTTAGTTCCTGCTGTTCATTTAGCATATCAAGGGATATAAAATGCTGTTATATTCCTATTAAATGTCCAATCTGTAGGCTCTATTCAAAAATATGTTTTATCTGTACTTTCATGTGTAACTATTTGAGAATATCAAGTACCTGCATAATCTATTCTATCATTATCATCAGTATTATAATACAGATTAGGATAATATGCTTTTACTTCATTTATAGTTAAATCTCAATAAGGAGTTCCTGTAGATTTCTCCTTTTTTATCATAGTTAAAGCTCAATAAAAATATCATACCTCATCAAAAGATACATCAAATTCTATTGTAGAAGGAGTCCCTGATACAGATATTACTCAGTTATTTATTGTACATCATACAGGATTAGATAGAGTTATTGTTGGTTTAAAACTTTCATTAAAGTATGTATAAACTATTGTAGAAGTTACAACTACTATTGTCTTCCATTGTATTCATCTATTATCTCGTTTTACTATTAGCTTTATAGGTTTTCATCTACTAGGATCTTCATTTCAAGAACCATAATTTATCTGATTAATTACTCATAGATTCATAGATCATCATGTCACATATTCCTGCTCTAATGTATCATAAACTCTACAATCAGAATGAAGCTCAAACCTTCAAGTAGGATCTACATCTACTACTCATTCCTCAACTTGAGATGCTCAGCTCCAAGCAGTAGCTTTAAAAGAATTAGAACTTGAGAATATATCAGCATTTTTAGAAAAAACAAATCAAGGATTAGCTGAGTATTTATCTGTTTGATGTCCTGCAGGTAATCCTTGTCTGTATAAGTTTAAATTATCTATAGCCATTAGTATACTAATTCAGAATAATAAATATATCATGTACGAGTAGAGATAAATCTTATCATCTCTAATAATAATTCTTGATATTCTACCTTAGCAATATTAGCTTTTTCAAAATCTTGTTTTACTCTCCATAACTTTTCTCTTAATCCTATATATAACAAATCAGCAAAATCTGATAAATCTTCATGTCATGGGAATATATCTTCAAGTTCAGATTCCAATGTAAGTTCCTCTATATTCTCTACTCATTCTATCATTAATCAGTTCTCTACATCTTCATTAGGTTCAAAATTCAGAATGATATGATTATCTTTTAATGTCCATCATTTTGCTTCTAAAAATTCCTCATAATTGCTTAATTCTCTTAATTCCTCTTTGATTCCATCATGAATTAAGAAAACTTTCTGTACTTTTGATATTCATGGTACTTTAAACTCATCTTCTTCTCATTCATTTATTATTGTCTGATGTCTTGATATAGAGTATTCAGTTACTCATGCTTGAATATCTGTTGTCCAATAATTCCAAAAATATTGCTTATCCTGATTTACAATCTTTCTCCATACTTGTTTATAGAGTTCATTAAATACTACTAAAGCTTTCTCATATGGATAATCTGCTTTAGATGTATTTGTCTCTAAATATGCTTGATTAAATATCTCTTCTACATTCATACTCAATAATAAATAATAAGTTAAAAGACTGACTATTTATTAGAGAGGGGAGGCTTACATCTCACCTCCCACAATCTAAGTGATATTCTTAAGATGATTAACACCTATTCGTGTTTTTGGATACTATCCTTCACCTCCTTCATCATCAGAAGTATTAGCTGATAATGTACCTTCAATCTTTACTAATTGTTCTACATTTTGTTCAAATACTTTACCTCCATGGATAATTTGTCCCATAAGGTTGTAGTAGAATCATGTTGTAGCTTTAGCAAGATCTAATTCTGTAAGTTGTCTTACATAGTTATATGCTCTTGGCTTGAAAGCATACATGTCTCCCTTATTAGTGATGAAGTTAGACTTATAGATTTGGAATCCTCCATATTCTCCTAAGTATCCTTGAATTACAGCATTAGCTTGTCTCTCAGTTCCGTTAAGGATTTGAGCTTGAGCAATAATAGCAGCAACCTTTGGAGATACTACTAATACACAATCATCCCAAACTTCAGCTTCTTCAAGCATTGTTTTAGCATCCAAGATAGCATCAGTAATAGTTGTTTTATCAATATTACCTGTGATAATTCTTTCAGCTCCTGCTGTAGTAGCGAAGTTAGTTTCAAGAACTTGTAAGATTCCTTTTTCAACAACATTATCAATACCAACAAGAAGTGAACTTCTTCTAGCATCTTTAATATTGTAAAGAGTTTGAACTTCTTCAAGAGTAGAGATCTTTTCTCTGAATCTATGATACTTGTTTACTACAAGAGTATCTTTTGTGATAACTCTATCAGATGCAGTAATATCTTCAAGAGATGTAGCTCTAAGGTCTCCATCATTTCTATCAGATACATCAGTAAGTTCAATTTTTGGTTCAATAGGAACTGATACTTGATCTCCTGCTTGTTTTAAAACTCCTTCAAATTCATAGTTAGCCATAGCAGTAAAGACTAATCTAGGTTTATCAGACATTTTTCTTCTGAGTTGTGCAGCTAGCACTTTTCTGACTTGATCAACTTGAGTCATTTTAATTAAATATAAGAATAAATAATAGTGTCATTACTTATCCTTGAGGTTTGTGTCATTTATTTGTTTACTACTGAAGCTAATCAGTCTTTTACTTCTTTCATAGCTTTAGCATGATTTTCAAAAGACATATGTAATAGTTCAGCTACAGTATAAACTTTTTTAGGAGAAGAAATCTGAACCTTTACCTTTGGAGCTTCTTTAGGAGCTTCAACAGGTTTTTCTTCTTCCTCTTCCTTATCAAAAGCTCAGAATTCAGCTAGCTTATTATCAAGCCATTCCATATCCTCAGCTTTCTCATCAGGTTTTTTATTTGGGGGAAATTTCTTCCCTGTAGGATTCAACTCTTCATAGAGTTTTATTTTTTCTTCTGTAGGCATTACAATTAAATTAAAGAACTAAACAGATTTATACTCTCAAGATTCTAGTTTAGACATTACAGAATCAAACTTTTCAGGATCATCTGCTATCTCAGCTAAGTCTTCATTACTCCATTCTTTTTTCTCTCAGTTGAATAATGCTTTATTAGGTTTTCATGGATTAGGATTCTCTGATTGAGAAGGCTCATATCATGAAGCTCTATAAGCTTCTTCCCAAGATAAATCTGAATGCTTTTCTTTGAAGGTCTTAACCTCTTCAGGAATCTCTTCAAATCAATACTTTGTAGTAAATCTTACTTCATCTTTTAGAGACTCTCTAATAGCTTCTCTTTCTTTTTCTATAGCTTCTTTAGTTGCTAAGTCTTTGTCTTTGAATGCATCTTTTGCTTGAGCTTTCTTTTTCTCATACTTAGCTTGTAAAGAGTCATAGTCTTCTTTAGAGACATAATCTTTTTCAAGATCCTCTCTCATAATGATGTCAGATTCAGCTACTTCCTTTTCTGTTCAATCATCTAGGATAATTTTTGCCATACTTTTGAATTAGTGTATAAAATGATGTTGATAAGTGGTCATCCTCCACCAAATATATCAGATTAGCTCTGAACTTTTTTAGTTTTCTCATTAGAAGAGAATTCTATATTATCAATAAGGGTTTTTATTCTCAATGGACTCCTTCTTATCTCTTCCAAGACTTCTATTGCTGTATAGTTTAAGTCTTTATCATTCCATTTGAGCTTACTTAACTCCTCATTTCTACCTCCATTATATATCATTTCTTTCAAATTGGTTATTTTTTCTTGGAGATATTGATCGATTAATATCCAAAATCTCTTCTGTACCTCTTCAGTCATGAGGTCTTTGTCTTGTGGTCTAAGCATTTCCTGTAACTTCTGCATTTGTAGTATCTGTTTGAGGTCATAAAACATTTGGTTTATTGTTTGCTTGGTTTTGTTGTGAGATGTAGTTACTTACTAATTGATTTGTACTTGCATCTTGTCATTGTTGCATCATAGCTCCTTGCATTTGTAATTGTTGCTGTTGTCAGCTTAATATTAATGCTCTTTTTCTTGCAGCTATTGCTTTATCTTTGAATTTAGAAGGTATTGCTTGCTGATATACATGGATATAAATACTGTGGTTTTCAGACATATCTTGTATTTCAGGGACATCTTCTAAAGCATTTAATAACTCTAAGTTTAGCATAGCTCTATCATATTCAGGAGGCATATCATAAACAGAATTCACTAGCTCTTTATCCATTCAAACTGTTCTAGCAAAAGACTTTGTTAGAATAATTTTTCAGAATTCTGATGCAGATTGCATAAGTGGTTGATATGCAGCCATAAATGCAGCTTTATCAGCTTCATCTTTCTCAGCTTTATCTAAGATAGATGTAAGTCTGATATGTAAATCTACTTTAGTATTTAAGTCTTTACCTTTGATAGTATAATTTACTACTCATATTCAGCTATTAAGCTCAAAATTCTTTTCAGATTTCATCTTAAAGTTAGCTTGATATTCTCTATACCATAATACATCCCAATATTTCTTTTCTCATCGGAGGAATATCTTGAATATAGTAGATAATCTTACATTCTGATTACCTTGTAATAATTGAGACTGAGTAGCTGTAATAGTTTTAGAGTAAACTCAGATAGATTGTTCATCAAATCAGATTTCTTTTGTAGATTTCTGATCGATCATATTTTTAAGATTATATCAGTCTGAATTACTTGCTGTTTGTGTATTAATATTCTCAATAATTTTCTGATTAAGAGGCATTGTAGCTCCTAAATACTTTCTTTTTCAGATTTCTCTCTTAGATAATTCTTCTCATTTAATATAAGCAGGATCATATATTGTTATTCAACTAAAGACTTCTTCATGAGTCTTGTTAAATAAAAGATTAAAAACCTGTTCTTCTGTGTATTGGTTATCTCTTCCAATATCTCATACACATAATCAATATGGATCTCATTCTTTAGGAATAAACCATGAATGAACTACAGGACATGGAATAAGTGTAGGATCTTTTTTCTCTTCACTTCTTACTGCTTTAATCTCTTCTAATCTTATTAGTAATGTTCTATCATTAGCCCATTCTGTAAGATACCATCTGTTATTGAATTTTGTAAAATGTCTGTAAACTGAATAGAATCTAAGATTAGATGGATAAACACTGAAAGGGAATCCAACTCAAGTTCAATCAGCCCATGATGTTAAAGCTCAGTTATATTGGTCTTTTCAATTTCATGTAGCTTTCTTAATTTGCTTTAGCTCTTCATCTGTAAGCATAAGCTCTTTATTTTGATATAAGCTGTTTAATTCTCATTCAGTAAGCTGTAATTCAAATCAATGAAATCAGAATCCATGAACTAAATCAAAATCAGGATCAGGTATCCAACTTAAAGGATGCATCAATCTCTTTTTAGGAGATTCTGTTGTTTTATCCCATCATTCAGATACTGCTAAATATGGTCAATAATCAACCATATTAGTTATCTTTTGATACATAATTACATCCTCATCAAGTTCCTCATAATCAAACTTTAGAAGATTATTCCATGTATCAGCATATTCTACATCTCATAGCTTTCTACCTTGAATAGAAATCAGAGGTCTATTCTTGTATAAAGCAGATACAAACAGATTCCTATTTGTATATAGAGATTTAGATTTTACTACCTCTCACTTTTTCATCTTATCTCATTGGATATTGTATTCCTTTTGATATTGGAGAAGTAAAGGTCTTTTCTTTTGAGCTACTGAATATCATGCTTGATATTCTTGTTCAACTTTCTGACGGATCTCCTCATAAGTCCATCATTGAACCTTCTCAATCATTTTCTTGGTGATAATATTTTCCATGATTATCTAAGAATATAAATTACTCATAATGGTCAAATACAGCATCGTATCTCTTAATAGGTCAAGACTGATTCAGTTCAAATACCATTCTCATCATGATAGAATCAGCAATGTCAGGAGAATTATCTCATAGTCTTTTTTTCATCTCTTCTTTAGATTCTAATAAGATTTTTCAGTCTTTATCAGGATTCTTTTTCAAGATGTTTTCTAGCTCTAAACATATCTCATCTTTATCCTCTCAGCTTGCATCTATCTTGATCAATCTCTTTTCAGCTAAGAAATGGAGCTTGAAATAGCATTGAGCTTTGAGATTTCAGTAGTTATTATCTACTTCAGTCTCTACAGGTCTTGCATTATTATGGAATTGATAACATCCTCTTAATTGGTCAGCAACTCATCATCAAACTCAATCAGTATCAATAACAATATGTCTCCTAGGAACTTTATATCGGTATTCTAATTCTTTGATTTTGTTTGCTACTTCATCAGTAGTTCTTTTCTCCATCCTAAAGAATTTTATTGCCTCTAATCATTTCCATACAGATATTATTGTTTTATCATTTCCTAATCTTGCAATATCTGCTGATATGTAAGTATCTTCACTAGCTTGAATATTATTTGTAAACAAGTCTAAGATTTCATCTGTACTAAATACCTTTCACTTTGTATCATCATATTCAAAATTTCAGTAGAGAAGTCTTTGCCTTGTAACTTCATCTGAATGTTCTAACTGTTCTATATAATTCTGAGTAAGATGTTTATTATCTGTAGCTTTAGCAGGTATAAACACTCTCCATTCAGGAAGAGTTCAATCTCTCCAAGGTCTATAGAAATCAGCATAGACATGTCATTTATCAGGATTAAATGTAAGTAAGATTTTAGGTTTAAGTCAGTACTGCTCATTCTTTTGTCTTCAGATACGAGTCTTTAGAATCTTGATTGCTTTCTGATCTACTTCTGCAGCTTCATCTACAAATCATCATGTATATTCAGTAGAACCGAATCTATGATAATCTGCATCAGTAGGTTTATATGCTAGATCAAGTAAATGTATCTGAGAACCATTCCAAAACTTAAAGATATTATTCTGCCAATCTTCTTTAGGTCTGAGTTCTTGTGGTACATTACAATCATCTAAAATCTCAAGATAAGTCTGATAGGTTGATTTCTTTAGTGTAGTCAATTCCTTTCTTCAGATAAAATATCTTGTTCAAGGATATGCTATACAACAGAATAAAACCCAACTAACTCATACTCTTGTTTTCCCTCATCAAGCTGCTCATCAATATCAGATTTCAGTAGTTTTATCATCCTGTAAATATCTGAAGCATTCAGCTTGTTTAGGTAGCAATTTTAAATTCCATTCAAAAGTACTACTCATCAATACTTACATTAATTAAAACTTGCTTTATTCATCCATTCTCATCTGTAGCATTTCATCTAAGAAGAGTATATCTTCTTGTAGATTCAGCTAATGCTGTAGAGATTTCTCACATTCTCATTTTTTGTACTGCTTTAGGATTAGATAGCTTTTTCATTATCTCTTGTTGTCACTTTGTGATAATTTCTAAATCTTTATCACAAATACCTACAATTCTATCATCCTTTGGTCAACTTTGCCCAAGTTCTTGCTGTACATTTGATACAGTTCCTTTTGATACTCATACTTGTTTTGCGATTTCTCTCTGACTCTTTAATGGATTCTGTAAAGTAGCTTTAATTACCTTTGCTCTATTCTTGAGCTTATCACTTCTTTCCTTTTTAGGTTTTTGTCATGCTTTCATTTATTTATATATTTACTCATATAAATGATTACCTATGTAATATAATCAGATTTTGGTATTTGGTTAAATTTTCTCCTTTCACTAGAAAAAAAAATCTGAATGGTTTGATTGTTTTCTCTACGGATCTATTCTTGACTCTCTATTCATGTAAACAAAAAGAGGAGAACTTACCTCCTCTATTTGCGACAAAAAACCTCTTAGACTGTGACACTAGCTCTATAAGCGAGCAAGTGAAATATAATCAATTTTCTTTTTTTGGTTAATTTTTGTATACTCAATTCTATCTTTTATTTTTAATTGTACTCTCTTTAGTACATTATCTACATAATTATGAGTACATCATAAGAGTACTGCTATCTGTCTTGCACTTAATTCCATTCACTCTTCCCATTCAAACTCAAAAAAGGTATTGAATATAAAATCATCTAATCTTTTATCTCATTTTCAGAATCTCCTTTCTATTCTTACTACATTATCCTGCTCATATATGATCACTGTGTCAAAAAATGATTCCCTTTCATAGAGTCTTCATTTCTTAAATAATTGTCTTCTTTTTAAACTAAGCATTCTATAATAAAAAGAATAAAAAATCTGATTTATGTCTTCTTACTACTCCATTTCTGCTTAATGTTGATTTTCTTTACTTCTAACTTCATTTTCTTTTCTGTTTTCTTTACTACTTTCTTTAACTGTGGTATATTTGCTATTTTCTTCTCTGTTGCCTTTCTACATTCAGGACAATAGCTTAATCCTAATGGTCGGTGGTATTTACATACAGGACAAATTATCGGATGTCACATCTTCATTGATTTCTGATAAAATTGTTTGAACTTTCTCTAAGAGTCTTAGTCTATTATTTCGGTTATTATTAGCATGAGCCCATTCATGACATCATCTACATAATAAAATTATGTCAGATCAGTCTTCTGATTCTTTTCTTTTTCATCTGAAGCTTGACTTGATATGATGTACATCTACTCAAACCCTTCTCTCACACCTTTCACAGAGACATACTTCTCAAGCTTGTTTTCTCCTTGTTTTATATCGTATTTTGATATGATTTAGCATAAACCAAAAAATCCTTTGATATAAATCAAAGGTTCTACTGAGTTCTCTACTACACTACCTTGTATATATTGTATTAGCTATTCATTGCAACTCCACAATGATAACTTTTTTTTATCAAAAAATTTAGATATTTACTTTATTTTGGTTGTTGACTTTTATATATAAATATATGTGTAGTATGTAGAGAATTAAAATGCAGTAGAACAATATACTCATTTTAGTTTTCTAATTCAAAGAAATGATAGAGAAATATATAGATCATATTAAATATGTTTTATGATTATCAGAGCTTACTGCATTAAGCTATAAGTATTCACTTAAAAAATTTGATATATTCCTTAGATCTGAATGAAAAGATTTAGAAAATCCTGAGGATATTAATTACATTGATATTAATAAATGGATTATCTCTCAAAAAGATATAAACAACAAAACAATTAATAAAAGATTAGCTTCTGTTAAATGATTTCTTAATTGGTTAAGAGATAATAATTATGATGTTATAGATCCTTCATCTATTAAATGTCTAAAAGAAGTAGATAGACCTATAGGATATTTTTCTAATACAGAAAAAAAAAGAATTCTGAAATTTGTTAATGAATGATACTGAAATTGTACTGAGATTCAGATGAGGAATAAACTCCTAGTTTATGTTCTTATGTTTACTTGATTAAGAATACATGAAGCTTTAGAGATAAAAACTAATGATGTAAAAGAATCTATTCAGATCATAGGGAAATGATGAAAACACAGATGGACTTTCTTTAGACCTGAAATACTTTCTCTTGCTAAAGAATATCTTAATAAAAGGAGAACTTATTCAGAATACTTATTCTGTACCGTATGAAATAATAAGCATTCAAAAAGAGGGGAAAAATTAGATACATCATCAGCTAGAGCTATGTTTATGAGAATGAGTAAAAAGCTATGAATACATATTTATGCTCATAAATTCAGACATACTTATGCTACAAGTTTACTAAAACTTAAATGATCTAATATCTACAATATAGCAAAGCTATTAGGACATAAGGATATATCTACTACTCAAATCTATCTATGATGTAATGATAAAGAATTAAAAAATCTACAATTTTCTTTAAAAATTTAGAAATTCGGTTTTTCCGATTTTCTTAAAAATCTTAGTTAAGAACTAGGATAATTTTTTCAGTAAAAAAAAGTATAAAAAATCTTGCAAATAAAAAAAATACGACTATAATATTGTCGTCAAAGGTTGTTACAGAATCTCTTACCCAAGAGATCAATGTAAATTTCTATTCAACCTGTTAACTAGAATCGGTTTTCTAGGGAACATGAATAGATGATAGGAGTTCTATCAATTTACTAAACAACCTATGATATTCATAGGTTTTTTCTTTTCTCTACTACACTGCTACACTGCAAGGTTCTACTGAGAAAAAATCATGAATTGGTTGTCAATCTCAATAGGCACTGATTTATAGAGTGATATTGGTAATGACAACCTGCCAATTTCACTCTATAAGTTGGTGCTTTTTATTTACTGCTTATAGAGTAACTACCTTTTATTTCTGTAAGTACGAAGGGATGAAGTACAAGATTACAAGTAAAGGTAATGGGTACAACTTCTATTGATATGATGAGCAAGGCATCATTCATGAAGTTGTTTGTATTGGGGGGTTGTTCTATTTAGCTGTGTTAAAGTGAGTAGAACTAATCCAACAATGAAATCCAATACCTAAGAAGAATTTAATTATGGTAACTGATTAAGATGAGAGAAAAATTTTATTTCTTCTGAACCTTCCGAGATACTGCTCAAGCTATAGAAGATCCTAAAGCAAGGTTAGAGTATCTAGAAGCAGTTATCAAGCATGGGTTAGGAGAAGAAGAATGAGAATTATCTCCACTAATCAATGCTCTAATGGTTCAGACAAGGTTCACATTAGACAGATCACAAGAAATTTCTGATTCAGCTAGTGAGAGATGAAAGAAATGATGAGCTCCTAAATGAAATCAGAATGCAAAGAAGAATTGGGAAATCATATCAAAACAACCTAATTCAAACAAAAACAATCTAATACAAACAAAAACAAGCGAAGAAGAAGTAGAAGAAGAAGTAGAAGTAGAAGAAGAATATAGAGAAAAAGAAAATAAAGAAAAAGATATTTCAACAACCACCACACAACTATCTGCTAAAATTAATTACATGAATGGTATGAGGAATGTTGAAATACGAGGAAAGCAACTCATCTCTAAACGAAATTCTATTACACATAAGGAAGAGATAATGAATGAGGAGCTTAAAAAGTCTTTATACAATCTACAATCTATACCTATCTCTACATTTGAAGAAAGAGTCACTAAGTATCAATCTATTTGCGACAAGATCAAAGAGACTAAATCAGAAAAATTATTCTACTACCAAATCCGAGAGCGAGATTTATTGAAGTTCATATCTAAGATTAATTGGTTCTACTGAGAAGATTCAATAATCATAAGCAAGATAGCTCATAAGGATTGAAACATTAAAGACCTAGCTGTTAAAAGATTAAAACAAGGACAGCAACAAACAACAACAAAATATTCAGACCTTTTAGACAATTTACACTACCATGAAGCAACTTAACCGACCTCCAATATCAGAGGAAGAGGCAAAGGAATTAGCTGAGTTTGTTGAAGATGTTATCTCAATAGACTATGAGACATTTGAGAAATGTAAGTCAGACTTCCCTTGATACTGAGGTAAAATCATGAAATTCTTTAGACTACCTAAAACTCCTCTACATGAGAAATATATGCAATGGTGCAGACCTAGTAGAGAGTTAAAAGAAAAGAATGAGACATGAGTTATATTGAGAAAGATGGATAATAACTCTCAAAGAATGATGAATGAATACAATCTAATGGAGTCAGAAGTCAGATACCAAATAATCAAGAGAATTAAAACATGGCATAAATTCTGATGAAATGATGAAGTTATTACTATCTGAATACCGTATTTTGATAATACAGAGAAGAGAGCAAGATTCTACTGAACTATTAATATCTATCAATCTAAAACTCCTGCTCTATTTGAAGAAGTAGCTAATACATACAGAAGGTTTACATGAGAACCTGAGATAATGATTCGCTAATTTATCACTTAAAAAGACCAACGATGACAACTAGAAAAATTGTTACAGCATATGATGCTATAAGATTCTATAACCATCCTAACGAGGAAGTTAGAAATGCAGCTCAAGAGTTCTTACTAGATAAATTCAGATGGGATTTAATAGATCATTACAATGAAGAAAACAATGAGCATTATGATTGACTTAATCCAAACTGAAAGTTTGAACAACGAGCTTATGATCAATTAAATTATTTATTTCAAAAAGATTAATACAGATGAAAACAGCAAAAATTACAGAAATTAAATGAGTTAATGAATGGAATAATCCAAAAACTCAAAAGCTTACTTACTACTTCAACTTAAAGCTAGATAACTGAGAAGAAATCAGCTTAGGGAAAATGAATAAAGATGCTTTCAAGTTATGAGATACAGTTAATTATGAAGATTATACTGATGATAAATGAAAGCAAAGACAAAGAGAAGTAAGAGAGAATAACTTTAAGAAGACTTATAATCCTGAAGCTAATAACAGATGAGCTATGGTATGATTAGCTTACAAGATAGCATTTGATAAAGCATATAACTGAGAAGATGATTTTAATGCTACAATTCAATTAGCAAATAGGATATTTGAAGAAGCTATGAGTACTTACAATAAAAAGTATGAGCAAAAAACAGAAGATTCTGCTCAAACAGATACAACTACGAGCAAAGAAGAGAAAGATTTTGATCTTCCCTTCTAGTATCCATGCAAACAATGAGAGAGGAATAAAACTCTCTCAGAAATTGCATGATGTAGATCTAAGCAAAGCTAAAGACAAAATTAAGAAAAGACCTAGAGCTTATGCTTGGAGAAAATGGAATTGAAAACTATGAATACGAGAGAAAGTCTATAAAGACCATCCCTCTAAAGATCCTTTTTATAACCGATAATACTAACCATGTGTAAAATGAAAAAAGAAGTATATCTAAACAAAAGCATATTATTTGCTTTATGTCTTAATTACTGTGCTTACAGAATGAATATCTGAACTACTGATAATGAACTTATAGGATTCTGATTCCTTACAGTAGTATCCTTCTTAATGCTCATGTATAGCATCTGAAAGTTTATATGATGCTTTATGGAGAAGTAGATTTTATATCCTAAGTGACACTATGAATACACAAACGAAAATAACAGCATTTGCATTTCTACTAGCTTTATTCTGAATTTCATACTGATTAGTATGTCAGAGTAATGCTAAAGATTCTGAAAGATATTTATCTTTAAAACAAGAAAAAACTCTATTAGAGCAGCAAATTGAAGAAGAATCTGACTGATGGTGGGTTGATGAAGAAGCAAAAAACGAATGTATCCAATCATTTACTAACAAGCAAAATGATAGAAATAAAAATAATGATAATAGAAGAAATAGAATAGAACAAATTGAAAATGAAATGGGTTTAATTGAGAGCAGTCAAGCTCAGAAAAAAATCAACCTAACTGAATCTTGATCCATCATGAATGATACAGCCGAGAAGACTGAAGACAACAGATGGTACAAAAAGCTTTTGAAGTGGGTGGGTTGGAATTAGTTATATTGATTGAATGTGAGAATGGTCAATGGAATCCATTTGCAGTATGAGATCATTGAAAAGCTCATTGACTCTGTCAGATGAACACAGATTACCATAAGATACCTCAAGAATATTGGGAAGACCGATGAAAACAGATAGAGATATGTAATGAGAAACTTAAATGATGAACTAAGTTCTATTGACCAAGTCGTATAGTTAAGGGAGTTAAATGTTCTGAATATGTAAAAGACCGTTTTACATTCATATGATAATATCATGCATGTAAGATACAAAAACATATGGGACAAGCTCCCTGAACCAAAAGCAGAATATCATAACTTCTACAACAGGATCTCTACTTGAAGGTATACTGTAGCTGAAGCAGCTCAGCCTTGAATAATTACAAGAGATAGAAGAAGTGAAAAAAGGATATTCTATGATGAATACGAGGGAGAAAAAGTCTGATGGAGTATGTTTGATAAGAGAGTTACTTATCTAGGGATGAGTTTTGAGGAAGCAATCAAGAAGAATAAGAAAATGAAAAGTACTCTACTCCCTAACTATTCATTCAATACTACTAAAGTAAAAACTCATGCACAAGTTCTTCAAGAAAGAGAAAATAAATCATATAAGCTTATTGAAATTACAATGAAAGTAGAAGAAGCAAAGGTTTATCACAGTGTATACCGTAAGCTTATAGAAGAATTAGAACAAGAAATAAATCAATTGGAAGATACTGTCAGATTAAAAGAATTAGAGACAAAATTGAAAAATTTACAACAAGAATATCAAGTTTTTTTATCATTTAATCCTATATCATCATGACCGAAGAATTAACTAGAGCTTTAAGCTTTATGGGAGTCTGAGTTGTTTGTTTTATTATCTGAATGGGAGTTGAGTTCCTTATAGATCAGTGAGTCATAAAGAAACTTCTAAAAGATTCTGCTGATGTAATGGAGCAAGCTATCAAAGACAAAATTGAACTAAGCAAGCTTAGAAATGAAACAGAGAAGCTTAAATCAGAGTTATGTCACACAAAATTCCATTCAGATGTTCATACTAACAGTATGATTAAAGGTTTACAAGACAAAATCTCTAAATTAGAAAAGCTATTAGATAAATACAGAAAAGAGATTCCTATCTGTGAACTATACAAGAAAGATATTTTAAAGCTTAGATCTAAAGGTCTTACATCAGATGAAATCTGAGAGAAAATCTGAGTATCATGATCTACTATCAGGAAATCTTGGACTAAATGGTCTGTGTAAAATCCTCAAATACTACTCCTCTAAGGAGTAGATAGATAGCTAGGTTTTATAGGAATTTGCTAGTTATCTATCTCTTCCTTAGGGAAGAAAAAGTAGTTTTTGCATCGTTGGGTTTGGCAAAACATCTCCCTACTTGTTAGGGAGAAATCAGAAAGGAAATCAAAGCAAGGGAAAACCACATAGCATAGCCGGAGAAATCATGCTAGAATATAAAAGTATAAAGATAAAAGAACAATTCATGGTGCTGTAAGATATACCTTGCACTTACATGGAGTTCAAGCCTCCCCTTTCTGAAATCAGTTTTATTTATTCTAATATATCATGTTTAAGCCTATATCTAAAAAGGAGTTAAAAGAACCTCATATCCCTATGCCTCAAAAAACATTAGTCATTAAAATAGACTGATGATTAGGTAGAGTTATTGCTATGAGTTGAGCTATTACAGAGGTAGCTAAACAAAGACCTGTTAAGGTTGTAACTAGCCGACCATTAGTCTTTTGGTGAAATCCTTATATTGTATCAGTTCACTGATTAGATGATAGAAGACTCTATGAAGATGTTATTAAAGGGAATGATTATTTTGAATTAGAACCATATACAGATCCTAGATTCTTTAATGATTGAGCTAATTGGTTAAGTATTGCTGCATCTCAATTATGATTAAAAGATATAGCTGAACCTGTATTATTCCTAGCTGAACATGAAAAAAAGGAGAATGTGTTAGAAGGTAATAATCCAATAATATTTCAGCCTTTTGGATCTACTATGAAAATGAATTGAGCAGATAAAAGCTATAGAAGTCTGAAAATAGAAGATGCTCAGTATATAGCAGATAAATTAGTTTGATTAGGATTTACTGTATATGTAGCAAGGAGAGAAGACCAACCAATGCTTAAAAATACTCAGACTCTTACTACTCCTTATTTGAGATGGTTAGTTAGTTTATGTGCTAGATATCCTGTATTATGAGTAGATTCTAGTCTACATCATGCAGCTAAAGCTTTTAATAAAAGAGCTATAGTTATATGGAGTTGAACAGATGCTTGAAGATTCTGATATAGTTATCATATCAATATGAGAACAGATGCACCTTATGAGTATGTACCATTCAGATTAGGTATAGACTTTAATACAGATATCCAAAATCAACATACTAATAACTTTACTAAAGAATTCTTAAATCAAGTTATAGAAGAAGTAAAAAAGAATTTTGTAGTATATAGCTGAAATCCTTTAACATGTAATTGTAAATAATGACAGAATCTAATTGAATGTATTGTATAGGTAATGAGGAGAATCTACCTAAAGAAAATAAATTTGAGTTCCAAGATATAGTAAGGTATAAATGAGAAAATAAGAAATATTACTGATGTGAATGAATGGTTGTAGAACAATCATATCATAGATGCTATAGAGATTATGAGACAAAAGTAATTATAAAGCTTCAATGATGATACCAAAATGAAGTATGGGTATGGTGAAGTTCTTTGGAGAAAGTAGATCATACTAAACATCAATGAAGATAAATTTAGATCGAACTAAAATAAAATGAAAATACTGAGTTTATTTGATGGTATGGCTTGCTGATATGAAGCATTACAGAGAGCATGAATAAAGATCGAACAATATTATGCTAGTGAGATCGATAAATATGCTATACAGATAGCTAAAAAGAACCATCCTGATATTATTGAAGTATGAGATGTTCAGAATCTTTGGTATGAATGAGATTTGCTTAAAAGTTCTGAATGAAGACAACAAAAAAATATACGAGTTGCAGGTGTTTGACCTATAGATTTGCTTATCTGATGAAGTCCATGTCAATGATTCTCAGTGGCTTGAAAGATGTTAAACTTTAATGATCCAAGAAGTAAGCTATTCTTTGAGTATGTCAGACTCCTAAGAGAAGTTAAACCTAAATACTTCTTGTTAGAAAATGTTAAAATGAAGAAAGAATGGCAAGATATAATCAGTAGAGAGTTATGAGTAGAACCTATTGAGATAAACTCTAGCTTAGTATCAGCACAGAATCGTAGAAGATTATACCGAACGAACATACCTAATGTTTCTCATCCTACAGATAAAGGAATTATTCTTAAAGATATATTAGAAGATAATGTTGATGAGAAATATTATTATTCAGCTGAAAGATGGAACAGAATCTTAGCATGAAAATATGATATAGTTAAGAGATTAGAAGATCCTGGATCTAAATGTAATACTCTTACAACTGTATGAGGTTGAAATCATGAGAAAAAGATCGAAGACTTAATTTCTGTGAGGGGGGGGGAAATATTAGTAAGGCAAGCAACCAAGCTATGATATGCAGTAGCTCATGATGGTGATTGAATAAGTTTGGCTTACCCTAACTCAACTACTAGAAGATGAAGAGTACAGCATTGAAAATCTGATACTCTAACTACTCAATGAGAATCTCATGTAATACTAATTCCTCAGACAGTAAGAGTAAGAAAATATGAAGTAAATATTGAGAAATTAAAATCAGAATTAAGAAATAAAAAATTTGTAAGTCATTTATCATGTAAAGATATATCAGATAAATTATGAGTACCATTAACTAAGGTAGAACACCGATTCAGATTAGATGATTGCTTTGCTATACCTGATGAAGATATATGGTTCAGACTTAAAGAGTTATTAGAAATAAATACAGATGAGTTTGATAAGAGTATAACTGAGTTTGAGATAAAACCTTGAACTTATGAGAAAGCTGAAAGAAAAGTCTTACCATCATGAAAGATGACTACACTAACTACAAGTCAGAATGATGATATAGTAGATTATCCAAGGATCAGAAAACTTACACCTATAGAGTATGAAAGATTACAAACACTAGAAGATAATTATACAGCAGGTGTTAGCGACAGTCAGAGGTATAAGATGCTCTGAAATTGATGGACAGTAGATGTAATAGCACATATATTCAGATTTATACCCTAATAAAGTAAAATGAAAGAAAACTGAATTAGAAAATTAAAAAACATATTAAATGAATATGAAGATTATAAAGAAAAAA